ATGCCTAATCGTAAGTTTTCAGAAATTGTTACTAGGCTTGCTCCAAGCGTCCCTGGCGCTCCTAATGTGATTGTGGAGCAGTATGTACGAGACGCAGCTATCGAAGCGTGTGAGCGCACTCTAGCATGGCGACATGAGCAACCCCCAATTCGATTAACACAGGGTGTATACGATTATCCGTATGACCCGCCTAACTTTGCTGAAGTACATGCAATTATTACGGCGACAGTAAACGGAAACAAAATGAAGCCTGTGTCACTAGACCAGTTGCATGACATATACCCCAAGTGGCCGTTCACTAGCAGCGATGAAGAAGCTGAACCTAGATATATTACAACCATTGATGTTGATAACTTTGCAGTAGCACCTCTTCCTGACGGCGGCACTAACTATGATGTCCGTATGATTATTGCTTGTAAGCCGCTACGCACAGCTACGGAAATGGATGAAACTGTTTTAGATGATTTAGAAAATGTAATCATGCACGGTGCGTTGCAGCATCTTTTAGTGCTCCCAGACCGCACATGGAGCGACAGAGAGCTAGCGTCTTACCATGCTAAACAATTTGCGTACAAGCTAGCAGAGCGCAGGGCTAGAGCCAATCTCGGCACTGGTCGAGGCTCTATGCGTGTGCAATACCCAAGATTTGCGTGAGGTGAAACATGGCAGACGTTATTAGACTAGTATCAGGAGACGCAAAACCGGTAATCGTCTTAACGCTTAGCGACGATGCTACAGGTGATCCTATAGATTTATCCTCTCCGTCTGTAACTGTGTCTGTTAGGTTTAGGAAAAAAGATAGCACCACACTTATTGCTACTATCAATGCAACTAACGTAGGCAACGGGACTGACGGTAAAGTACAGTTTGATTTTTCTGGCGGCGCTTTAATCGGCGCTACAGCTGGTGCGTACGAAGGCGAGGTAGTTGTTACTACTTCAGGCGTTGGTACACAAACCGTATTTGAAACGCTAGCCTTTAGAGTAAGAGACAGTCTTGCATGAGAATAAAGCTTTCAGTAGATAGTGTTGTTTATTATAGCGCCGTTGCTGCTGTTAGCTACGTTAGCATGGCTGTTGCGCAGCCTAACTATATTCAAGTAGAAGCAAGAGACACACCCAGACTAATTTTCTATGACCGCGACGGCGGCGGGCAGGCTTTCGAAACACTGCCCCAGACTAACTTACCTGCTGAAGCTGTGTTTGTAACCGATGGCGCGGAGTCAGATCTTCAAAAAGCTGTTGATACATTTAAGAACGAATCAGCTTCCCCAGTAGACTCTGATCCCATATTTGACGCAGATAAAATCCTAGCGGATTCCGTAACTGTAACAGAGACACGCGTAAAAGTCTTTACAGGTCTTGTTGATTTTGACCCATCAGACCCTGACGTTGACCCTGACCCAGTAAATGTAGCAGAGGACGACGTTAAAGATATAACCGTTGGCGAGCTTGCTGATAATGATTTAGCCGGTAGCCCAGGGTTAATAGGGTTCACGGCTTACGGTGATGCTCAACTATCTACGGCTGTAAAGAAGTACGGCAGTGCTAGTCTGAAGCTAGATGGTACGGGTGATTATGTTCTTTCTGACGGCACACTAGACTACGGCAGTAATCCATTTACTGTGGAAATGTGGGTTTATCCTACTAGCGGTACGCAGGATGATGTAATCTTTGATTCTCGCGTGGCTTACAATGACGATAACATTATGCTGCGGCAGTCGGGTAGTTTTCTTGTAGCTATCCGAGGGAATGGGATACTTAAAAGCCAAAATAATGTTTTTAGCGCTAACACATGGACACACCTTGCAGTTACTCGCGGCGGGACGTTTGGAAATACATACACTATTTTTGTAGACGGGGCTGTCATACATACAGCTTCTGCTGGGGGTACTCCTGCAGCAGCTGAACTACGCATAGGTGCGGACTTTAATAACTTAAACGGCTGGGCAGGTTACGTCGATGGATTTGCTTTATCTACATCGGATAAGTATGGCGGGCAGGGTTTTACACCAGCGTCGCCTGTAGCTGTCGATCCTACAAATCCTATAGTTCTTACGTTTGATGGAGCTAATGGCTCGACGACTATAGACAACACAGGCATACCAGAAACTGTTGATGTGTATGTTACAGAGTCTATAGCAAACGAATTAGACATACCCAAGACTGATGCTGTCACAGCTACAGATGCTATAGATGATTTTGCTGTTGGTGCAGTAGCGACAGACACAGCAACAGCTTCTGAGGCGATTGACCGCTTTGATGTTACGACTGAGTTTGACGACACAGTCACTGCTACAGAAGTAATCGCAAAAGACTACACGCAGATTAGTACAGACGCTGTTACTGCGGTTCAGTCGAACGTGAAGGCATTTACTTCAAACGTAGACTTTGATCTGTCCGATGCTGACGTTGACCCTGACCCTGTAACTGCTTCTGACAGTATCGACGATTTTGATGTTGATAAAGGGCTTATTGATACAGCTACAGCGACTGAGTCTGACGCTAAAGAGGTCACGCTTGCTGATATAGCGGATAACGACACAACATCCGTAACAGAGTCAGACGCTAAAGATTTTACGCATGGTGGGTTTAGTGACTCACTTACTGCTGTAGAGGGGATTAAGAACAACCCTCAGATCGTCAAAACAGACGCTGTTACTATGGCAGAGTCAAACACATTTGACGTTAGACCCACACTGGCTGACTCATTCACGCCTTCAGATGCTGTCGATGATTTTGACATACAGCTGGCTAAGTCTGACACAGTTAATGTATCAGATGTAAACGTTAAAAACTTTACAGAAAACGTAGACTTTGACCGTAGTGATGCGGATGCTGACGCCGATCCTGTCACTATGTCTGAAAGTTTAGCTTACGACAGCACTAAGCCGTTGACAGATTCTGCTAATCCTATAGAGGCTGCTGTGTTTAACTTTACAGCGGTATATAGCGATACAGCTACAGCTACTGAAAGCATAGCTACGCTGCTTACACTCGGTGATTCTGAGTTTGCGTATCCTGATTTTGTTTCTGTTTCTGATGGATATAGACGATTTGTCGAAGAACCTTATGCGTATAATATCTCAGGAACTGATTATTACGTCCCTTATACGGGCGTGATAGGTATGGCTGAAACGGTTAACACCGTAATGCTTGCCAATGACCGTGTAACTGCCCCAGATACAAGTTCTGCTGGACTTGCTGTCAACTTCCATTATACTGACGTAGACGAAGATGACCGTGCACTGGGCGGTTATATCTTTAACCAGACGCCCCTCAATCCTGGCAACAGTACTGTGGGGCAGAGAGCAATCTTGTAAAGGAGATAACCATGATTCAAGATTCCATCAAAATGACCGGTGAACTTCGGATCACGGTTACTAACCCTGAAGGCAACGTTACACAGGAAACTGTTGTCCCTAACCTTGTTGTCACTTCTGGCAAAGATTTTATTGCTGAGCGTATGAAAGATGCAACTACCACGGCTATGTCTCACATGGCTATTGGTACGGGAACTACTGCAGCCGCCGCTGGCGACACTGCACTGGGTACTGAAGCAGGTCGTGTTGCGCTTACATCGACTACTGTAACTGCTAACGCTGTGGCTTATGTTGCTACATTCGGTGCAGGTACAGGAACCGGTGCGATTACCGAAGCTGGTTTGTTTAACGCTTCCTCAGGTGGCGATATGTTGTGTCGCACAGTATTTTCTGTTATCAACAAAGGAGCAGCTGATACTCTGGGTATTACATGGACTGTCACTGTGAACTAAGGAATTAGGAAATGAGCATCAAATTTGCTAACAACGCGTTCGGCACTCTAAACGCTGGCATTTCTAGTTCTGACACTAGCATTACGTTGTCTAGCGGTCAGGGTGCTCGTTTTCCTGCGCTTCTTACCGATGAATATTTCTACATCACGCTGATTGACACATCTAACAATCTAGAAGTTGTTAAGTGTACGGCAAGGTCTACCGATGTTCTTACGATTGTTCGCGCCCAAGATAATACTACAGCGCGGGCATTTGTCATTGGTGACCGTGTAGAGCTTCGTGTAACAGCAGCAGCTTTAGAAGATTCGTCTAACCCTTATGACAAGGATACCTCGTCTACGGGGTCTTTTGCATTGCCAGTTGGTACTACGGCTCAAGAACCTGCGGCTGCGGACAGTGAAGGCCACATTAGATACAACTCTGATGATAATGTTGTGTACTTCTCGAACGGTACCGATTGGGTTAAGGTGTCATCCGTTGTACCTATTTTAAGCAGTATATCAGGTAGTCTCTACAACGGAGCAGCGTCTACGCTTACATTAACCGGCACAGGTTTTTTAACAGCTAACTTAGTTGTTAACTTTACGCAATCTTCTGATTCTATCGACGAAGATGTAACGGTTACACCGGCTTCAGATACATCAGCTACAGTTAATGTCCCTGCGGCAGTGTATAACAACGTTACAACGGGTAATGCTGTATCTATAACGGTCACTAACTCAGATAATATTGAGTCTGCGGCCTTAACCACAACTGCTATAGGGCTACCTAGCGGCGGCACAGTTACTACATATAGTACTTACCGTGTACACACATTTACTAGCTCCGGTACTTTTACCGTACCCACAGGTTTTTCTGCGTCTGCAGATATACTACTTGTAGCTGGCGGAGGTGGCGGTGCGCAGGATACATCTGGTGGCGGAGGCGCAGGAGGTATGCTAGAGCAAACATCTGTAAGTATATCAGCGTCTAGTAACAGCATTGTTGTTGGGGCAGGCGGAAACAAAGCAAATTCTAGCCGAGGGTATGACGGCGCGGACTCTACTGGTTTGGGTTACACTGCAGTAGGCGGAGGCGGAGGCGCAGGTAGTGCAAATGCAGCTAACGCTGGCTCCGGAGGCTCCGGAGGCGGAGGCGGAGGCGGTAGATCCGCAGGCTCAGGAACGTCAGGGCAAGGATTTGCAGGTCAGACAGCAAGCGGCGCTGCGGGCGGCGGCGGTGCAGCCGAAGTTGGTGGTACAGACGGCAGCGGCCAAGGTGGCGACGGCAGATCAAACTCTTACAGAACTGGTTCAGCTGTTACTTATGCTGGAGGCGGTGGCGGTAGAGACTCTGGAACTTCATACGCAGGAGGAGCCGGAGGCGGTGGCGGCGGCAGTACGTCTTTTGCAGCCTCAGTCTTAAACGGAAGCGCTAACACTGGCGGTGGCGGCGGGGGCTATTACGGTAGTTGGGGCGGAGCTGGAAACGGTGGCTCCGGCATTGTAGTTATTAGGTACCAACCATAAGGAGGGCAACATGGGACATTATGCAAAAGTAGTTGACGGTGTTGTTGCCCAAGTAATAGTTGCTGAAGCTGATTTTTTTGATTCGTTTGTTGACAACTCACCAGGTGAGTGGGTGCAAACATCCTACAACACACGTCTCGGTATTCATTATAATCCTGAAACAGGTGAGCCAAGCGCTGATCAATCTAAAGCTCTTAGAAAAAATTACGCGGGTGTGGGGTTTTTATATGACGGAACCGGTTTCTACGAACCTAAACCTTTTGCTAGTTGGACGTTTAACAACACTACATACGGCTGGGAGTCTCCAGTAGAGCGCCCGAGTGAAGGGGCGTACACATGGAACGAAGAAACACAGACTTGGGATGAGGTGTCGTAATGGGTGTAAAAGTTACAAATAATGCTTTCGGCACACTTTCCGCAGCGATAACCTCGGCATCTACGACTATCACGTTGGACAGCGGTCAGGGCGCACGTTTCCCTACACTAGGTGCGGGCGACTACTTTTACGCTACGCTTGTCGATACAGCAAATAATCTCGAGATCGTAAAGGTAACTGCACGGTCTACAGATTCTATGACTGCTGTTCGCGGTCAAGACGGAACATCTGCGTCGTCTTTTGCGATTGGTGATCGTTTTGAACTTCGCCCCACTGCAGCTCTGTTTGAAGACATTATTGATAACGCATCTGTAGACGGCGTAGTTTCTTCTGCTACTGATACTGCTATCTCTATTGACTCTTCAAACAATGTTACGATTCAAAACGGAGCTAGCGCGGACTCCGCTGTAAACATGGTACTGAAAAGTACTGAAGGTGTAACACTTACGCTTTTTGCCGACTCAGATAACGTTACTGAAAGCCACAACCCTCAACTGGTATTTAAACAAGACGGTAACAATCAGCACCTTATTATGGGTGTAGCGGGTGCTAATAATGATCCTGTAACGGGTGTTGTTTCTAACGGATCGTATCTTAACGCTACTTCCGGCGGCTCTACCCGCAGCCTATCTCTAGGTTCAAACGGTGCCACCGGTGTTTTTATTGACGAAAACAACTATGTCACAAAACCTAATCAACCTATCTTTTATGCTTATAGAAGCTCCTCTTACACACTAGGTACAGGAGATATAGAGATAAGTGTAAACAGTACACTTGTTAACAGGGGTAGCCACTATAGTACTTCAGGTAATAGGTTTACTGTACCGGCAGATGGCGCGTATAAGTTTGATTTTCACATAAGCTGTTACCGTGATGATGTGAGTAGTTTGGACTCACAAGATGACAGTATGTATATAACCGTGAAAAAGAACGGGGTAGAGTTAGGCCGAAACGCCGGATCGCCATCGAGTATGCTTAACCCCGGGGTTCTATCTAGAAACGGCGTTGAGTTGACTTGTTCGTTTAGTTGTATTTTACAGTTAGCAGAGAACGATTATATCGAGCCTGAGCTTGGCGATGTATCTGTGTCGCTAACTTTAAGTAACGCAAACTTTTCTGGGTTTTTAATAGGATAAGGAGGTACATATGCCAGACATTACTGTTACGCTAACTGATACAGAGTATAAGTCTCTAGAGTATGTAGCTAATACACCACAAACTTTTGCGGACAACGCCTTAAAAAATCGAGCGCGTATCGCAAAAGAAGAGATTATATCTTTGTTAGTAGCCCACTGTAACGCAAATAGTATTACGCTTGCTACAGGTGAGGACGCACAAGTTCAACAAGCGTATGACTTAGACGTAGTAGATACTGCTACAGAGCGTCAAAACGCAGGGTCTAACTCGGGCAGCTAATGAAACAAACCCCTCTATATATGTTCCCTAACGGTACGTTTGCTAGAACAGCAGACCCTGTTGAAGAGGGCTGCGTATTGGTAGAGGAACCTGAATTACCTGATGAACCCGAGGTCAAGGTCGATGACCAGACCCAAGCAGTATTGGAGGCAATGCGTGGCAAAGATGACAGTCGCTGAGATACAGCAAGAACTTCTCACGCACGAGGCCGTCTGCGCAGAGAGGTACCAAACATTCATCACACGGGTTGATAGACTTGAACGTATTCTGATTGTTGCATGTGGCGCAATCATTGTAGGATTAGCATCAGTGTTAGCCGCTGTTTTGTTAGGAGGTTCATCATGATGAACGATAAAAAGAAAAAGAAACCTACTGCTTCTTACGCTAAAGGCGGCGAAGTGTTTAAGCCTTGCACCGGCTGTAAGACTAAACGCGCTTGTGCCGTAGCCAAAAAGTGTATGAAGAAGGTTTACGGCAAATAGCC